TCCTAAAGCAACAGACACAGTGCAGTCATACTTATCATTCCATACATCAGGGCGTACCGGAACCCACTCATTGCGTAATCTAACCACTCTTTCTTTATCTTGATTTTTGTACAGTAATTCATATATCCTTATCATTAAATCTTTTACACCAGTCTCAGCAAAGTTTCTGGCAATCAATTCGACCCTACTTTGGGCTGCCCCCATAACAGCGTTTACAGCGGTGGCTGTGGTATGCGATGTCAAAGCGTTCTCATCCAAACCCTGCGACATCTTGGATACACCAGCTCTAGCCTCCCTTACTCCGTCCAGATATTCAAGCATCTGGAAAGAATAAGGCTGTAAGGCAGGAGTAGCGAGGGGCGTTACGGCGTTGGGGGATTTAACTCTAACCACTCCACCAGGGCGTTGGGTGAGCAGATCATCGAGATTCGCCTGCCCCTCTAATACTGCGAAACGTCCAAAATTCTGGTTGTACATATTATCCATGAGATTACGCATTAGCGTACTCTTCATGAGCTGAAGATCCATAACAAGATCTGCAACCGACAAGCCAAAGAACTTGTGCGGGATCTTTATTGGTGTAATAGAAATAAGCGGAATAGAGTCTATTTCATCATTAGCTAAAACCTTAGAGCCTACAGTACATACTTTCCGGAGTTCGGTAATCCCATCCCCGTCAAAGTCTGTTTGCAAATAAGACTCATGTAACCAGTACGTCCGTAAGCCTTCCTCGCCGTAGTCATCGCCACCACCCATGCCTTCCCAATACTTGGCAGACTTGTCAAACTGATAACGCTCCAGCCTTTCAGCCGAGAACGCAGACATATCATCACCACCCCCACCAAGGTCTCCAACCTCAAGGTCTTCATCTGGGTACATCTCCCTCAACTCAGAAAGAGTCTTTATAACACGATGACATACAAACCTTGCATCTTGAATACTCTTAGATTCCCTACTTATAAGAAATTCTGAAGGAGGCACATTCTCTATCTTTATTTTTCCGTTATCAGAGCTACGCTTTATTACAACATCATGTCGAGGCATCCCCTCAACCTCATATTCTGTATGCTCTATAACCTCTACTTCATCGGGGGACACTAGCATAGAGAACTCAGTCTCTTCTAAGTTTCTATACTCTTCCCTCTGTTCCTCGACATACTCGTCCCACCAAACCTTTACTATCCCATTCTTAGATAACAGGGCGTCAGTGAACCAAGAATACATAATCTCCCAGCCCGGATTGTCTTTTGTAAAGACGTAATTAACGTAGTCTGTAGCCTGTTTAGCCATTTCTACGTCTTCCGGGCCATGCGGAGAAAATTTCACCATCTCATCCCCAGAGGCAAATACCCTCATCAAAGACGGTTTTATCCATTCTATAGTATCCTGTACGGTAGAATCTACGAACTGACTGCGACCTTCGACCTCATTTCCAAAGGGAAGTCCATAGTAATACTTCATGGCTTCTTCGCGCTGGGTAGATATTACATCTCCCATATAACCAAGAGAATCAGAGATTTCTCCCCGTATCCTGCTTACTAGCTCTTCTTCAGTAATTTTTTCACTAGCCATTAAATAATACCATAATTCCTGTATTTAACATCTTCTGTCCATGTGGGATCTTCACCAGCTATAGCAAAGCGCTGAGATTGAAACGCATATCTTGTGGCAGACATGAGGTCATCCCGAATTGGGACAACCTTATTATCTTTTCTGTGGTACATTCTAAACTCTTCAAACCAATCCCCAAGCGTCGAAAACACTTTAAATTTATCAGCCTCTATAGCTTGTAACATTGCCATTAAACCCTCCTCTATGGAGTTAGAGCCCTTATTCTCTCCTAAGGCTGGAGGATTGGTAAAATGTTCTAATCTAAAGTTACAGCCTAGATTCCTATATTGGTCAGCAAGACCTGGGTTTCCCATGCTATCCCTGCGATTCCCGTCATGTGGGTAGGCTATGGGTATAAACATAGGTCGTTGCTTTATAATTGAAGCGTGTACAGTAGGGCTGGCTTTAGAAGCCCTGTAACAGTCGTATACATAGAAAGTCTCTGAGTCCCTATCAATAGCACACCATACGAGAGCAGTGGGGTGATCCCAACCAAAATCTATAGCAGCTATCCTGGGCCAATGACTTTCTATATGCACAGGATCAGTTATTACCTTCTCCTCTCCTAATGGGAAGACCAATCCTGAACCAATTGAGGGCCTACCATTACGCCTCATCTCTCTCTCATGTGGGGAGTAAGACGAAAGGATCTGTTCCATTACAACTTCTGAGAGGTGGCCTCTTTCTCCGTTCATGGAGAATACTCGTTCAGAGGCGTCATCCCAAGTAGCGTTAGTTAGGGATTGACCAGATTGGAGGTTGTTCATAAAAGATGCAACCGTTTCTGTCATTCCCTGCTCTGGAGTAAAAGTCATAAAAATCATACCCTTACGATCCAGAGTTCTAGTGACAGCTTGAGAGTATATTTCTCTGCTTGGCTCTTCGTCTAGCCAGATACAATCTACACTCCTACCCTGCCATTTCTCCTGGCCCATCTCGTAGGCTTTGAAGAATAAAGAAGAGTTCCCACCGCTAACGTGCTTGATTAGAGCGACCGATTTGGCGTTAGGGACTCCAGGTTTTCTTTCGGTTTTTATTATTAGTTTTTTGGGTATAGCACCCGAACCAAAAGCCTCTGGGTCATCTGGGGAACCCAATAATTCATATTGGACAATATCGCGTGTTGTTTCATTCGATACCCCTCCAGCCCACGCTACTATCGGCTGTCGGTATCTTCTACCTTTCCACCACTTGGGATATAGCCCAGTTACATGAAAAGCCATTTCTGCGGCTCCGCAGTAACTTTTTCCTATTCTGTTAGCAGCCATTAACAATCGCTGGTTAGCAGAACCTCCAGTTTCGTGGAAGTTAAGTTGGTAAGGATAAGGGTCGTAGAAGTCAATCTTATTGAACCTTTCTCTTGTCCTTATCTCCCTAGCTATTTCTACCGCTTTTTCTAGTTCTGTTCTGGCTTGCATGGATTGCTTTCATTTGTCGTTCTGCGCCTGATCTTGAGGAGTAGCACTTGCCAGACTTTCCCCACTTCCATCCTTTCTTACCACCCTTTAGTGTGCAGCGTTGTATAGGCATTTAGTCCTCATCTAGTGTAGTGCTTCCAGGGAATACAATATCGACAAATCTGTTTATAAAACCGCTTAGTGGGGTAGCACTAATAAAACCAGTAGCAAGGTCTAACTTATCCCATTTATCTAGATCGCCACCCCCCAGCTTCTTTGCCCCAGCTCTAAAGAATGATCCAGGGGTATGGGCAGCTATACCAAGTAGCGGGTTTATACCCCATAAAGCCTTAGTTGCTCCGACAGTTAGGCCAGTTTTAGCAAGATTCCCCAGCTTATCCAAGCCAACTTGATACGCATGGGGGTTTTCAGAGCCTACAGACGTGGTGTTTTCAGTAGAACCTGGGATATTAGCGATGAAATCAAGGTCAAGAATCCCATCTAGGTCATCAATCTCACCCAGAAGTCCACTAACATTCCCGCCTTCAGTAGCATCTAAAAAGCCTTCAGGCATCTAGTTCACCAGTTCGGGTATTTCTTCTAGGCTAGACGTACCTACAAGAGCTTCCAATTCCCTCCGTAGCTCCTCAGTAGAGGCTGTCTCAACGTGAGATACCTGCTGTTCGACTTTTTCTACGGGTTTTAATCCTGCTCTGTCCAGGAAATCCTTTATGGCTCCTAGCTTTACAGCGTCTGAAGAGGATTCCTCTATCAGTTCATGGAGTTTTGCTAGAACCCCAGGGACTGCATCCCGCATCATATCCCTGGTTTTCTCAGAGATCTCATGCGTGAACTGCTTTTTAAGGGCATACCCCTTCTGTTTGGCTGCTTTAGAAGAATAGCCAGCCATCTCTGCTGCCTTAGCAGCATTACCAGTAAGACAGAATGCCTCTATAAAGGCTTCCTGCTTCTCAGTCCTCACCCCAATAAACCTGCCTGTGGGGGCATAGGAGGCCCACCAGGGCCCATAGGCATACCACCCCCACCCATAGCCATTGCAGGGTCCATAGGGGGCATAGGCGGAGCCATAGGAGGTGCAATATCAGGGGAAGCCATAGCTTCCGGTGGCACACCAAGCTCCATGAGCCTCATGTCAATTTGACTCCTAAGTTCTAGTAGTTGACCCACTTCATCCTGTGGGCCTCCTCCCATTGCGGGATCATCCATTGGCGGGGCCATTCCTGGGCCTCCCATCGGGGGAGCCATTCCTGGGCCTGTGCTTTCCATCATAACTTCATCCATATAAGCCATATCTAATTACCATAGTTATTTATAAATTCTTCCCAGTAAGGTTTATCTACTAGATCAACCATCTGGCCCTTGTTTATAGCCTTTTTTCTAACCAAAGAAGAGGGACCATAATGCCATAACGTAGCGAACGCTTTGGGATCTTTGCCAGACCTGACCTCCCAAAGGTACCTAATATATTTCTTAGCTATGCTGTTATAGGTATACTTGCTTATAGTATCCCTTAGTTCCTTATTCTTATCCTTTTGGGATAAACTCACATACTTTTTTATATAGGCTTCCTCATCCTTTGTTAAGGGGTCATTCTTCTTTACCCACCTAGCAGATTTTACAGGGTCTTTCCCTGTCTTGTACCTTAAAAGATCGCCCATAGTAGGATTATCTATCTGAACTGGTCCCCAAGCTGTGCTGGTTTTATCGCCAGAAGGAGACCAAGTGTTTAGGCGGTCCAGATAACTCCTATGCTCAGCCTTCTCAAGAGCCCTATATAGGCGCTCATCCACAGGAGAAATCTCTATCTCCAGGTTAAAGTCTGTTATTGGCTCTAATAACCCTATCGGGGGAGATGCCTTAGCTTCTGAGAGTATACCCATTATAGTCTTTTCTATAGTTCATAAGCGTTTGTTAATGTTTTATGGGTTTCCTCTCCGCTGTGCGGATACAATATAATTAATTCTATTTTTCGCAAAGGGGGGCCGCCCCCGGGCCGCGCCTGTCCTGGTGTTTAAACGCACTGAGGAAACCTCTGAGGCCGCCTCTATGGATACCCGCGCATGGGTTGCCTCATGGGTTGCCTCATTAGTTCGGGTTTAAACCGGAACTTAGTTTAAACTATCGTGCGTGTGTCCACACAGGAATATCTTTTACTGAGGAAACCTATGAGGAAACCAATACTGTACCTATTGCATTGAGTAGACAATTAAAGGTTGACACTATATATAGTTGTCTTTACCATTCAGCTACTGTTAATTGATTAGGACTTGTTATGAATAATACGTTAGACAAGATTAAGCATGGTACGAGCTTTCTTATTCCGTTGTTCGGGCTCATTGGGGCAGCCTCATTGTTTGCACTGGTGTACTTCTCATGACTCACGCTATCGTATTCTCTGGACTTATTGTTGGGCTTTTAATATTCACATACTGGGGACTGTTTAAATCATGAACAGAGAACAATGGTTAAATGCTGCTGCTGATAAGATCAACACAGTGGTATTCGCGCCGCACGATGTTAAAGCGGTAAACTTTAGGGTATCCACTGGGTTTCCGGCGGGGGCTCGACCTTTTTCCCGCGAGGATGGATCAATAGGCGGTGCTATAGGCCAGTGCTGGAATCCGTCAACCTCAGCCGGTAACATGACTGAAATGTTTATTAGTCCGGTGTTGTCAGATGCTATATCTGAGGACGACAATAACAACGGCGTCCTGGAAACCCTCGTACATGAAATGGATCACTGTATTGTGGGCACCGAATGCGCTCATAAAGGGCCGTTTAAACGCTTAGCTCTCAAGATAGGACTAGAGGGCCCTATGAAATCAACCCATGCTGGACCGGTGCTCAATAATCAATTACGGGCTATTGCCGCCGAACTGGGTAAATACCCGCATGAGGTATTAACACCAGCAATTGAGAAAAAAGGCACAAAAGGCAGTCGATTAATCAAGGTAGTGTGCCCAGAATGCGACAATGTAGCGCGACAAGCAAAAACCCCTTTTCTAACATACGGGCTAGTTTGTGGAGCTTGTAATGTGCCGATGGTAGCTGATAGTTGACAAACCTATAAGGCAGCCTGTATTGTGTGCCTTATACGTTTATTTACTAACAGAGGAAACCCAATATGGACGACATTAAACCCACTACTCCCTGGATACCTGGAACTGGTGAAACATCTTATATGACGCGCTCAGGTATTCGAGTGCTGTACTGCTGGAACCCCCGCACAGGTGAAAAGGCCTGGTTAAACTGTGATTCTGATATGTTTATGTCAGATGAAGATGCTATTCGGGCACACAATAATTCCACACCGTTTAAACGGGGGGATATAGCCTAATGCACTTACACCTTATAGAAGATAATACAGGCGACGTTGTAGATCATATCGAATTCTGTTCTGACTTCTGTAATCGAGACCACACTGGTGAAAATTATCAACGGTGGAACGGTTGCAATGAGTCAGAATTTGATACTAGCTGCGCTAATTGTGGCGCGGTAATACCGGGGGCTTGTGGCCCTTACATCTGAGGAAACCCAGCAATGGCTAGAATACACGTTAATTTACCAGGGTTTACCCATACCGAAAGCGGTAAACGCAAGGTCTGGCAGTCTGACCTTAAAAAGGTCTATTGTTGCAGCCTGTATCCTGATTATTTTATTTGGGAAAAAAACACTAGACAGAACGGCTATAATGGTTATAATGGTTATGTGTCAATTAAAGCAATCGAGGTTTTATAACAGTGAACGAATACAAAGTTAAAAGGCAACGCAGCCGTAGGGGTGGAATAACCCTGGTACGCTCATATCCTAAGGTAGGTAGGAATGAGTTGTGCCCATGCGGTTCTGGTAGTAAGTCTAAACACTGTCATAGAGGTAAACCAGAATGAGCAATTTAGACGTTGAAATATACCCAGAATATGTACAATTTAGGGTAGGCACACCTAGATCGAACGGCACTCTACTCCATATTAAAAAGGAGAACGGCGACCGTCTTGTCACCTACTTAACAGACTTAGACAAGCTAGATGATTTGTGTCGAGACATCCAGAAAGCTATATACGATTACCGGACAGGGAGAGTATGATGAAAAAAGATCTATACCGGAAGTTTTGCGACGACCCCTCAGCTAGACAGGACGAGGGATACACCCGCAAGGGTTCCCACTTCTTTTGTGGAGTGGAGAACAGTTCAAAAGATACCGTTTCAACCGTCACTGGACGGTCTGACGACATTATGACCGCCAGGATCTCAACCTGGAAAGGTGCTGTAGAGTTGACTGCTATATCTGACCCGAAAACGGGCGCGACTGATTTTGCGGTGAGTCTAGTCAAGCACGCCGGAGCAGGGCACGTTGTATACCGCTTCTGTCAGGGCGTAATCGGCGACAGGGACTCAATAACCCTACACGCTATAGACAACGCCTCAATTAGTCTAAGCTCAGAGTAAACCGTTTAAACACCCTGGAGCCCTTGCAATACCCTATGTTCCCAGGTATTGTGAGGGTTTCAAAGTAATCGAGGAAACCCCTGTATGCCTAAAAGAATCACAGATCTGGAAGTTGAACAAATCTACATTGAGCTAAGAGAAGGGACGCACCCCGATCTAATAGCAAAAGAGTTCGGTGTATCAACTGTGTTCATCCGTAAGTTAAATTATGGTGAGCGTCGACCACAACCTGGGATGATGTATCCCATTGTAATTGGAGTCCAAGATGAAGCTACCTAAAGGTAAGAACAACCCCTGGAATGTTCAAAAGAAAACCCCTAAACATCGTGCCTATGAAGCTGGAAAGCTAGCAGAGGCACAGCAGGGAATAATTCAAGCTGTTATGAACCAGTTAGTCCCGCAATACTGCATGGGGCAGGACGAGGACGGCGATACCGGAGCCCTGGACAGAGTAGAAGACATAATGGTCTTGGCTCAGTACAAAGCAACTGAGGCCCTCTTTGAGATACAAGAGGATCAAATGCAAGAGAGCAAGGACGCGATCAAAGGTGTTATGGCTGCCTGTCAGGAGGTCAACTCTAGGGCCCATGACCTGTACTACGCAAAGCAAGTAGCTAAAGAGGAGTACGTTTGCGACTTTATGCACGATAAGAAAGGTAACACAGTACCTACTGGGTACGCCAACTCTAGTCTAAGTGCTTGGTATCAGGATATTTAGGCTTTCTGGCAAACTTGGAGCGGTCTCTCATGGGGCCGCCTCCTTTTTTTCCCCAGGAATCCCTCTGGACTAGGTTTCTCTGACGCCTCAAGCGTCTGTGGTTCTTCTGGGAGGCCCTATCTAGGTCGGAGGACACAACATCAGCCCCTCATCCCTTATTCCAAGCCTCTGGAGGCACATATTTAGCACCTCAGGCTTTCCCCCATGCAAATACCTACGCCTCTGGAATTCTCGTTCTACCCAGGCCCTACTTATGGGCCCCGCAGCCTGTAGAAATTCTGTATACAGCCATTCCTCTGCATTCCAGGGATCAAACTTTTTCTTAGCCACTCTACCGTTTCTTCATAGTGTTGTTTTATTGCAACATCTGTCAATTAAATAAAGTTATTCTAATGAGCCGTATGTGATCGGCCCCTACGGAGACTACATGGTACTGTCGCAAGTTATCCGCCCACCAATAACAAGGCTGGCCCATGCCCAGATCGAACAACGATCACGCTAACGGCGGTTTATCCCTGGCTCAAAGGTTATGCTCCAGTCTCTGCTACTTATCCGATGGAGGCACAGAGGAGCCTCATAATTTGTATGTCGGAAACATTACACCCTCTATACTAATAAGAGTTAGGCGGTAACTCGACAATGCTAGACTGTATAAGCGGTTACAACTCAAACTCACACGAACTAGAAACCTTTGTTAATCAAACACTTACGTTCTAGCTCTTATTACTATATGAGAAACAATTTATGAAACCAGGAAAAGAACAATTACTCAACGCTTCTATGCAAGTTGTCCGTAATTCCCTAAAGGAAGCCGTTGCAAATCAAAGAAAAAGCAAGGACGGGACAGTTCCTAAGGAGAGTCATCTGAACAGGTGTCTTACTCAAATAGAGAGGATCTCTAACTTGATCCCCCCAGAGGAGCGGAACGACAGCCCTATCTTGCGAGAGGCCTGGGATATATACTTTGATCTACAGAATTTTGAGCCCAAGGTAGGTGAAAGCCTACACTGGAGGCCAGGGACTAGGGAGGTTCACCTGGAGGATATGAACCAGGACGATCTGGAGGAGATGGGCAGTCAGGCAGTATTCGCGAAGAGCGCAGAGGTTTATTCCGGTGGTCTTGGATTCAAGCACGTTAATTGGGATTCAAACTATCTTATGGCGCAGCCTAAGCAACGAGGCCATGACAACCCCTACTGGAGGCCGGACAACGCCAAGAAAGCTGGGGAAGGTCTAGCGGAGATGAGGAAACTGTGGGATGGTAAGCCACCTCGTAGCAATCGGTAGTATCATAGACCTAGAAACGGGTGTAGTATACGGCTCTAGGACTGAGTGCATAGAGGCTCTAGGCAGGGAGTTGGTCGTGCCTATCTTGCACTCAAGAAAGAAAACTAAGCGACTGAGGATTGTAACTGTGGAAGATAGGATAAAAGCACTGCACAGGGATGGTGAGGAAGCCTGTACGAAAGCAGCGGTAGAGCTTGACATGACCAAACGTGATCTAGCTCAGTATGCTGAGGAAGGCTGGAACCCTACCACCCTGGACGATGCAAAGAATCTTTTAAAAACCCACGTTGAGGCTATGGATGAGCTTATAGATTCTCTAAGTGACGTTGCTCGCACCCTCTGCACCAACGAAGAACTGGAGACCCTACGAAGTGAATTCAGACTCGACATATACAAAGACGTATCCGACATGGTGTCCCGTTTGTGATTACAAGCGAGTCACCCAGCTTAGTCCATCTCCAATGTGTGATTCATGTTGGGTGGATAAACACTCCACTATGACTATTGATGGGGTAACTAGACCCTTTAAGGAAGTCCTAAAGGAAAAACTAATCGAAATGGACTTATGGTTTAAAGATGGCGAAACGAGAGGAGAGTGGCAGGAGAGAATCGAGGTGGAAGGAAGAGCTGCTCTTCAGCGACACACCAGCAGGAAAAAGAGCTAAGTGGGAATACATCAAGACAATCCCAGAGCTACATGAGTTTGTAATGGCAGCGTTTAAACACTTTGGGAAACTAGAGGACGTAAAGGT